CGCTCATCGCAATCCACCCTGGATAAAGTTGCATAAGAAGCTGCTAGATGATCCTGATTGGTTTGAACTAGATCCAGAACTGGCAAAATTTCTTGTTATGTTATGGTTAATTGCATCCGATGAGAAGGATGGCAAGCTACCTGCTAGCAAGAAGATAGCATTTAGGACACGATTGACTGAAAAGCAAGTAGATAGCTACTTACAGCGATTATCAGAGTTTGTGGTGCAAGATGCTAGCACGATGCTAGACAGAGTAGAGACAGAGAAGAGAAGAGGCAGAGAAGAGACAGAGACAAAGAAGAGAAGAGGAGAGTTAGATGCACGAAATATTATCACATTTTAGTAAGGTTCGTGCTACCAGTAAGAACAATGCCTATAACTGCCTTTGCCCTGCACATGAAGACCGCAATGCTAGTTTATCCATCAAGATACAGGACGATGGTCGGATATTAATGCACTGTTTTGCAGGATGTGATATTGAATCTATTTTAGGTGCGGTGGGATTGTCATTAGATGATATTATTCCACAACGTATAGATTTATTAAAACCATCAGGTAAAGCATTTAATCCATTTGCTATATTAAAGACCATGAAGGATGAAGCATTGTTTGTGTATATGTGTGCCAGTGAAATAGAGCAAGGCAAAACTCTTCAGAGTTCAGACAAAGAAAAATTATTAGATACGATAAGTAAATTAAAGGAGGCTTATGAGTACGCTCAGAGATAAATTAGACAACATGGTTGTGAATCAGAATGAGATTAAATCTTATTTTGCAGAACGATCAGAAGAAATAACCAAGATTAAATCACCGACAGCTTATATCGATGAGATCAAAGAATTTTTTAAAGGTGATTACCATAAGGGATTATTATTGCCATGGAGTAAGACCCATGATGATTTTAGAGTAAGGCCTGCTGAAGTTACAATTTGGGCAGGATATTCTGGAGCAGGGAAGAGTTTATTTACATCACAAATTATGATGAGTTTGGTAAGAATGAATCAAAAGGTATTATTGGCATCATTCGAGTTAAGACCAGTATCCAGTTGTCAGAGAGCAATCAGACAAAGTCTAGGTGGTACAAAACCAACTGAAGATTACATTGAAGATTGGTTAGACTTATGTGATGGAAAATTATTTTTGTATGATCAACAAGGATACATTACACCTGAGACTGTATTAGAAGTGATTTATTATTCTGTAGAGAAACTGAAATGCACTCAAATTATATTAGATAGCTTAATGAAGTGTGGAGTTGCTGAGGATAATTACCAAGAGCAAAAAGAGTTTATAGACAAACTTTGTATTGCAGCTAGAGATTTAAAATGCAGTATTCACCTTGTGGCCCATGCTCGTAAACGGTCTGATGATCTAATGAAAGCACCAACTAAACATGATGTATCAGGTTCAGCTAACATAACTAACCTTGTGGATAATGTATTTATTGTGCATCGTACAAATAAAGATAAACGACTTAAAGATGGTGATATTACGGTAGAAGAACATAAAGAACTACCGAGTACCTGGGTAAGCTGTGTAAAGCAAAGACATTATGAATGGGAAGGTGAGTGGTCATTTTGGTTTGATCCTGATGCACTGAGATTTAATCCTACAAAAGATTTAAATAAAAAGGTTGACAACTTTGATGATTATCTATAGAATTAAATTGTAGGTTAATTAAACAAAGGAGAAAACAATGAACTACAGTAAATATTTAAAAGAAGTATTAACAGAACCAGGCATTATCTCATCATGCTATGAGAACTTTCATAACTACAGCTTTGGTAATCAATTACTAGCTTATGGCCAGTTAAAAGCTAGAGACTTAGACTTATCACCTATTGCACCATATAAAAAATGGCAAGATCTAGGTAGACAAGTTAAAAAAGGTGAGAAGGCTTTAGAATTATTACAGCCTGTACCTGTAAAAGAAAAAGATGAGTCAGGTAAAGAAACTGGCAAAGTGTTTACATTCTTTAAACCAGCTAGAAAATGGTTCTCATATGATCAAACAGAACCAATCCCAGGTGCAGAAGAATATAAACCAGAAGTAAAAATAGCTGAATGGGATGCAGAGTTAGCATTAAATAATCTATTAATTGTGGAAGAAGAATACAGTTTAGCTGATGGTAATTGCCAAGGATATGCAAGAGAAGGTTTTATTGCAGTCAATCCATTAGCAGAATATCCACATAAAACTAGATTCCATGAGATTGCTCACAATGTATTAGGCCACACTGCTGAAGGTAGATTACAGGATGATGAGAGAACTGCTAAAAACATCAAAGAAGTTGAAGCTGAATCTACTGCTTACATTTTATGTCAGTTGTTAGGTTTACCTGGTGCTGAAGAGTCTAAGGGTTATGTACAGCATTGGTTGCAGTCTGAAGAAGTATCAGACAAATCTGCTCAAAAGATATTTGCAGCTGTAGATAAAATCTTAAAAGCAGGTCAACCATCTTGATAAAATATCAAGTTTTTCAAGACCTCTTCGGAGGTCTTTTTTTGTCTTGCATTTTGCCCTGAATTCCTGTATAATTATGGCTATGAGGGGTATCGTTTTGCCTAAAGAAACGTAATCTCTCATCCTCCTTTGTAGGCTCACTTCGGTGGGCCTTTTTTATTTGGAGCATCGTATGCCGTTAAAACGTGGATCATCAAAGAAAACAATATCAGCTAATATACGCACTGAGATGAAATCAGGAAGACCTCAGAAGCAAGCAGTTGCTATTGCATTAAGTAAAGCAGGTAAATCTAAAAAGAAAAGGAAATAATCATGCCTAAGGTCGGTGGTAAATCATATTCATATACTAAGTCAGGAATGGCAGCTGCTAAGAAAGCTGCAAAGAAAACTGGTAAAAAGATGACCATGAAGAAATCTTATGGGAAGAAGAAGTAATGGCTAAGCCTGGACTATACGCTAACATTCATGCTAAGAGAAAAAGAATAGCATCAGGTAGCGGTGAGAAAATGAGAAAGCCTGGAAGCAAGGGAGCTCCAACAGCAAAGAATTTTAAACAAGCTGCTAAGACAGCTAAGAAACCAACAAGGAAGAAATAATGTTTGAAGAATTATTTAGACAATATCCTGGATTACAAAACTTGTATGAAAATGCAGTAGCTAATGGCTATACTGGTGATCCACAACAATTGCTAAGAGAATATGGTCAAGACTTCTCTAATGAGATTGGTGGTCTTGGTGCTGCTTTAGGTATGCAATCACAGCCTTCATTAATGCCACAAGGAATGGCACAAGCAGTTCAACAACAAGCTATGCCTGCACAGCAAATGATGCCACAACAAACAATGCCAATGCCACAAGCAATGATTGATCCTACAGTGATGGCATATCAACGTGGTTTATTATCAGGTTCAATCCAACCACAGAATCCTTATGGTATGGGTTTAGCTACATCACCATATGTTGGATATCCTCGTAATCCTTACGGTAGTCTTTTATACTAATGTGGTCATGGCATTTCTATCTAGGATTTAATCTTGGATGTGAATGGTATGAAGGTGAAGTAGATGGAGAGCCTGTAGATTATTTTTTAATTAACTTAGGGCCAATCAGAATACAAAAAGCGGAGTGGGCATAATGGCTGTTAAAAAGAAAGTAAACTTATCTGTTGGTCGAGGTGAGAAAAGATCAGTCAAACAGGGTGCAGGATTAACAGCAAAAGGCAGAGCAAAATATAATAGAGCAACTGGTAGTAATTTAAAAGCACCAGTGACTGGCAAAGTAAAGCCAGGCAGTAAAGCAGCAAAGAGACGTAAATCATTCTGTGCTAGATCAGCAGGGTGGACAGGTGAACGTGGGAAGGCAGCTAGAAAAAGATGGAAGTGTTAAGCCCATGTATAAAGAAGTGTTCATTCTTACCAATTCATGATGGCACATTCATTTGTGAAGGTTGCAGAAGAACACTAGAAGAGATCACTGAATGGTCAAACTATAGTGATGAAGAACGACAAGAAATTATGAAGAGGTTAGAGAATTAGAATCACTAACACAATCGATATAGCAAAAGAGTATTTGAGGGTAGAGTCAATAATTCAACCTGCTATAGATTTAAACAATGGTCTATACCATTCAGAAGATATACTGCGTGAATTAGTATCAGGTCAATATCATTTATTTACATCTGAACATTCAGCAATCGTTGCCACAATAAATCCATATCCTCGTGGAACTGTATTACATTTATTCTTAGCAGGTGGTAACTTAGAAGAACTAGAAGAACTATACAAAGAAACAGAAGAGTTTGCACGTTATCAAAACTGCAAGTCAATTACACTTATGGGTCGGTTAGGATGGAGTAGAAGCTTCTTACGACAATACGATATGAAACCAACCTGTTTACAAATGAGTAAGGAATTATGATAAAACTACATCACATATTTAGATTAGTATGCGGATTTGCAATGGTCGAGTTTTGCAGATTCTTTTACTTTCAACAACAATACAGAGGTCCAAGTTACGAATTACATAGACCATCTGCTCCATCATTATCAGCAGAACAACAAAAACTATTAAATGTTACACCTAGTTCTCAGTATCCTGGCTTTTATCAAATTGGTAACCAAAACTTATACTTAAGTGGCAATAAAGTTTATCAGCAAGATCAAAGTGGAACAACATATATACAACCACTAGGCACTAATACACGATTTAAACGATACAGTGGAGATATAAAAGGATTTATTTCAGAAGGAGATGATGCAAAAACATACTCACCATCTATGGCATACATATCTGCATTACAATCAGCACAAAATCCTTATGTTCCATTTAGTGCACCACAAGCACCAATTAATGTTTTAGGTTACAATCCATCATCATTAATCTCTAGCATCTATACACCTGCTAGTGCATCAACAACATATACACCAACAGGAACATCATACGGAGCAGGAAGATATTTGAGTGGTAGTGGACTGTTAGGGAAGCCAATAAGTTTTACACCAAGTAGCACAACATCTAATGTAAGCACTCCATGATCTGATATACTTAAATCATGTTAAAGATATTTGTAGGATTTGATGGTGAAGTAGAACCAGTTGCATATCATACGTTTTGCCAAAGCGTGATAGAAAAATCAACAATACCAGTTAGCTTTACACCATTAGCACTAAACACATTAAACAACTACATGGAAACACATGATGATGGTTCTAATGCGTTTATCTATTCTAGGTTTTTAGTTCCATATCTTTGTGACTTTAGAGGATATGCACTCTACGTTGATGGTGATATGTTATGCCGAGATGATGTAAACAAACTAATAGATGAGATAGATCCATACGCAGCTGTCTCAGTAGTACAACATAATTACAAAACAAAGTTTCCTGTAAAGTATTGCGGTAATAAAAACGAAGACTATCCTAAAAAGAATTGGTCATCACTCATGTTTTGGGATTGTGGCCATCACAAGAATAAGAAGCTAACACCTGAGTTTATTATGACTGCATCAGGTAAATATCTACATCGTTTTGAATGGTTAAAGAATGACTTTGTAGACTTGGTTGGTGAATTACCAATCGAATGGAACTGGTTAGTCTCAGAATATGAATACAATCCTGATGCTAAGTTAGTTCACTTTACAGTAGGAACACCATGCTTTGCTGAATACAAAGATTGTGATTATGCAGAAGAGTGGTGGCAAACATTTAACAATTTAAAACAACCAACCTAATTGGAGTTGTCATGGACGAACATAAACACGGAGGAAAAAGAGAAGGAGCAGGTCGTAAGCCTGGATCAGTTAACAAGTTATCAATGACTGTTAAACAAAACGTCATTAATGTATTTGATAGACTTGGTGGTGAAGATCACATGGTGCAATGGGCGACAGAAAACCCTAATCAGTTCTACAACATATACGCTAAGTTAATGCCTACACAATCAGAGTTAGGCACAATAGAAGGACAAGAGTCACCATTGAATGTGACATTGAATTTTGTGAAACCAGATGACAGAGATAATAGCTGATTTCCCACACAAGTTATCATTTCTTGGAGAACCACACCGATATAAAATAGCTTACGGTGGACGAGGTTCTGGTAAGTCTTGGGGTTTTGCAAGAGCATTAATTGCAATGGCAATACAAAAGCCAATGCGAGTGTTATGTGCTCGTGAAGTACAAAGATCAATTAAACAATCAGTGCATCAATTACTATCTGACCAGATACAAGCTATGGGATTTGGTGAATACTTCGAGGTCTTAGAAAATGAGATCCGATGTGTCAGTGGTAGTCGATTTAGCTTTACAGGTCTAGCTAACAACACTGTAGAATCTATCAAGTCATACGAAGGTGTAGATGTCGTATGGGTAGAAGAAGCACAAACAGTGAGTAAAAGATCATGGGATATTCTTATTCCAACGATTAGGAAACCAGGATCAGAAATATGGGTGACATTCAACCCTGACCTCGATTCTGATGATACTTACAAACGATTTGTAATTGATACACCAGAAGATGCAGCAGTCGTTAAAATCAACTGGTCTGATAACCCTTGGTTTCCTGATGTATTAGATAAAGAAAGATTGCATAGTAAGGCCACATCTGATGACTATGACAACATCTGGGAAGGTGAATGTAAGTCAGCCGTTGATGGTGCTATCTATGCTAACGAAATAAGAGAAGCACAAGAAGAAGGACGTGTGACCACAGTGCCACATGATCCAATGATGAAGACTCATGTTGTTATGGACTTAGGTTGGAATGACAGCATGGCAATTATCTTAGTGCAAAAAGGTATTTCTGATGTCAGAGTGATTGGATATATTGAAGATAATCACAGAACATTAGATAGTTACTCAGCACAGTTAAAAGATTTAAGATATAACTGGGGTCAGATGTATTTACCGCATGATGGTCGTACTAAAGACTTCAAACACGGTATATCAGCAGAAGAAATAATGCGTAAGCACGGTTGGGATGTCAGAATTGTGCCACGCTTAGATGTTGAATCAGGAATTAAAGTAACACGAATGAACTTCCATCGTGTTTATTTTGATAAGTCAGCAGAACGATTAATCGAATGTTTAAAGCATTACAGACGTAATATTAGTACAACAACTAATGAACCTACTGCACCGCTACATGATGAATATTCTCATGGTTCAGATGCGTTCAGGTATCTTTGTGTATCCATTGACGGTATGACAAACGAGTCATGGCAACACGAAGAAATACAATACAACACAATGGGAATAGTTTAATGGCAGAAAAATTTACAGACGAAGAGTTATTAAGTCAGATAGACAATGAAGAAAACATTGCCTACGGTATTAATGATTCTCAACTATCAGCAGAACGTGCAGAAGCTATCAACTTTTATTTGGGAGAACCTTTTGGTAACGAAGTAGAAGGCCGTTCTCAAGTTGTATCTTATGATGTTCAAGACACGATTGAGTCAGCATTACCACAATTATTAAAAGTATTTGTATCTGGTGATGAAGTCGTTAGATTTGATCCTAAGAATCCTGAAGATGTAGAAGCTGCTGATCAAGAAACTGATTACATCAATCACGTTGTAATGGAAAAAAACAATGGGTTTGAAATATTTTATGTTTGGTTTAAAGATGCACTTCTTTCTAAAAATGGTTATATCAAAGTCTATTACGAAGAAGAAGATGATGTAACAGAAGAAATGTATGAAGGTCTAACGGATGAACAGTTAGATATGTTGGCAAATGATGACAACGTGCAAATCTTAGAGCATGAAGCATATCCTGATCCATCTGTTGAGCCAATGCCAATCACACCTCCAGTGATGACACCACCTGAAGTAGAAAGAATGGATGGTGCTATGTCTATAGAAATGGAACAGGCACAAGCATTTATGCAACCAATGTTGCATGATGTAAAAGTTCGTATCACAGAAACTAACGGTCAAATTAAAATTAAAAACGTAGCACCTGAAAACATGATGGTATCTGTAGATGCTACAGGCAACTGCTTAAACTCAGCACGCTTTGTTCAGCATCGTGAACTAATGCACCCTTCAGAAGTTGCAGAGCAATTTGATGTAGATGAAGATGAAATTCATGAAATCATGGCAGAGAATGATGAGTTTGAATTAGAATCTAATGCTCGTGATATTTACTCAGAGCAATATGATAGAGCCGTAGATAGTTCAGAAGTATTAGTAAGAGACACATACATTAAAGTAAACGGTGAACGTCATCGTTATGTTGTAGTTGGTAATAGAATCATCTATCGTGATGAGTCATGTGAAGTTGTACCTTTTGCATCTGTTACACCAATGCTTATGCCACATAGACACATTGGCCGTTCATACACTGACTTAACTAAAGACATTCAGTTAATTAAATCTACATTAATGCGTGGTCAATTAGATAATATGTATCTATCTAATAATGGTCGTTATGCTATCTCTGATCGTGTTAACTTAGATGATATGTTGACATCAAGACCAGGTGGCATTGTTCGTGTACAAGGTGAACCAGGCAGTGCAATTATGCCATTACAACATTCTCCATTCCCTCAAACATCATTTACGATGGTTGAATACATGGATCAAATGAAAGAAAAACGTACTGGTATCACTGCATACAATCAAGGTTTAGATGCTGATTCATTAAATAAAACTGCATCAGGTATGCAACAAATCATGTCAGCTGCTCAACAGCGTTTAGAGTTAGTGGCTAGAACATTTGCAGAGACAGGCGTAAAAAGCTTGTTTATGTTAGTGCATAAATTAGTCAGACAAAACGTCACTAAACCTGACATTGTTCGTATTAGAAATAAATGGGTCAACATTGATCCTCGTGAATGGAAAAATCGTAAAGACTTATCTATCTCTGTAGGTTTAGGAGCAGGCAACAAAGATCAACAGTTAATGCACTTAAATGCTATTCTACAAATGCAAAGAGAAGCATTACAAGTTGGCTTGACAGATCCAAGCAAAATTTACAATGCACTATCTAAATTAACTCAGAACGCAGGATTTAAAGATCCTGATGAATTCTGGAATGATCCTTCTAATATGCCACAAGGCACACCTAAAATGCCTAACCCACAAGAGCAATTAATTCAAGGTCAGTTGGCTATCGAGCAACAAAAAGCACAAGCTGATATGCAATTAGAAGCACAGAAGAATGATGCTGATATGAGACAAGAGCAATTGCGGTCTGAAAATGATATAATCATAGAGCGTGAAAAGATTGCTGCACAAGCTGAGTTAGAAAGATATAAAGCACAGCTAAAAGCAGAAACAGACTTACAAATTGCACAAATAAAGGCACAGTATGGCGGATAAAACTTTAGAAGAAATAAAGCGTGGTGAACAAGCACAGAAGATTTTAGAGAATGAAGTATTCAAAGAGTCATTCACTGCGGTCAAAGATCACATTATAGAAGCAATGCAAACATCACCACTAGGTGACGAAACAACGCATAACCGTTTAGTAATTGCTTTACAAGTATTAGGACAAATCGAGAAATCATTAACCAATGTAATGCAAACAGGTAAGCTTGCAAATATACAAGTTAATGAACCTATCAGAGCAGTCAAATAGAATTTGGGTCAGGGCAAACCCATTTAAGTAGTACCTTTGCCTAATTAAATAAAGGAAATATTATGAGTGACCAAGCTTTAGAGCAGTCACCACAAAGTCGCTTAGAGGCGATGCTTGGTGACATACAAGACGATTCTGTTCAACCTATTGAAGAGGAACGTGAAGATGAACCACAGGCAGTTGAGGAAGAAGCTGTTGAAGAAACAGAAGAAGAAGTCGTAGAAGAAACAGAAGATCCTACAGACGAAGCTTCCGATGATGACGAGCCAGAAACTGAAGATGATGTTGAGGAAGATTCCGATGAGGAGCAACCTGCCCAAAACGTCAAACTAAAAGTTAATGGTGAAGAAATCGAGAAACCGCTTGACGAAGTCGTGGCATTAGCACAACAAGGACTTGACTACACTAAGAAGACACAAGAAGTTGCAGAGCAACGTAAAGAGTTAGAAGCTTTACAAGCACAGTTCAATGAAACTTCTAAACAGTATCAAGAACAACAGCAACTTAATAACTTGTTAATCGAGGATGTAGCGAAAGTCACGGCACTAGACCAACAACTAGCCCAGTATCAAAACGTGGACTGGCAACAGTTGTCTGATAGTGATTTCGTGGAGGCACAAAAGCTTTTCTTCCAATATAATCAGTTGCAGCAACAACGCACTGAAGCAGTTTCACAGTTTGAAGCCAAACGGCAAGACGCATTGAACAAACAGCAACAGATGATTGCAGATCAAGTCGCTAAAGGTAAAGAACAACTTGCTAAAGAGATACCTAATTGGAGTCCACAGACTACCCAAGAAATTATCGAAGCTAGTAAGGATTATGGGTTTACTGATAGTGAATTGAATGGAATCGTTGACCCTCGACACGTTAGAGTGTTGCACGATGCGATGCAATGGCGAAAACTAAAGAGTAAAAATTCGGTAACGAAGAAAAAGGTCGCTAGTGCCAAGCCTGTAGTGAAACCAGGATCAAAAGACCCTAAAAAGGCAGTTAACTCTAATGCTAAGAAATTGCGTGACCAATTACGCAAATCTGGTAAATCAGAGTTAGCATCTAAATTAATAGAAAATATGTTATAGAGGTAAATTATTATGGCAGTTTCAGCAACCAATAGTTATACTGGTGCAGGTATTGCAGAAGATTTCCAGGACATTATCTTTGATATTTCTCCTGAAGAAACACCATTGTTATCAATGGCTAAGAAATCATCAGCAGGCCAAACATACCACCAGTGGCAAACAGACGTATTAGCAGCAGCAGCGGCTAACCGTCAATTAGAAGGTGACGATGCTTCTTATGCAACATTAGCAGCAACAACAGTATTAGGCAACTATTGCCAAATTTCACGCAAAACAGTGCAAATTTCTAATACATACGATGTTGTTAAAAAGTATGGTCGTAAATCAGAAGTTGCTTATCAGTTAATGAAAGCTGGTAAAGAACTTAAACGTGACATGGAATTCGCATTAGTGCGTAACCAAGCATCATCAGCAGGTGGTGCAGGTACAGCTAGATCATCAGCAGGTATCGAGTCATGGATTTCTGGCAACAGCGTTAAAGCAACAGCAGCTTCAACAGCAACAACACCAGGTTTCTCTGGCGGTTCAGTTGCTGCTCCTACAGATGGTACAGCAGGTACTTTCGTTGAAGCAGATCTTAAATCAGCATTAGAATTAGCATGGTTAGACGGTGGTGAACCAACAACTATCCTAATGTCATCTGCAAACAAAAAGCTATTCTCAGCTTTTGCAGGTATTGCTGAAAAACGTCACATGGTTAACGGTACAGACGAAGCAATCATTACAGCAGCAGCTGACGTGTATGTTTCTGACTACGGTAATCACACAGTTAAATTAGATAGATTCATGCGTGATGAAGCAGTGTTATGCTTAGACCCACAATATGTTGGTGTAGCTAACCTACGTCCAATCACAAAAGAAGAACTAGCTAAAACTGGTGACTCTACTAAGTACTTAATGACAGCAGAATACACATTAGTGGTTAATAACCCTGATGCTCATGCTAAAGTACAAGGTGTTGGTGCTTAATCAACATTGATGTTAAAATAGAGGGGTAGGCAACTACCCCTTTATCTATTATGGCTATATTTTTTGACAAAGATCCAT